TAGAATAAGTATTAATTCATCAAATGGTGTAACTATATTAGCATATCCAAAACCTGAATTTAATGTTGGATTTAGTTTAGATGGTAGAAGTAGTAATCCTGGTGCTGGTAGATTCCACAATGAAGAAAAACGTATGTAATTATAATTGTTAAAATTATCCTTCCTTTTGATTTTTAATATTTATAGTTAATTAAACGAAAAGAGGATGAAGACACAGTTACTTTGTACATTTACAACAAAAGGAGAGTTACAAAATACTCTACAACAAATTAGAGAAACGTATCATATAGTATATAATTACATCTATATTTTACAAAACAAATCTAATTTGGATGAGTTGTTTATTACATACAATATAGATACAGCTTTCCAACCGGATACTCCATTGGAAAATACAATATTAATACATAGAAAGAAGGAATCTAATTCACTATACACTATTAATGCTCTTAACGAATTGGTTAAAGAGGAGAATGGTGGAGTGTTAGATAATTCGTTTGTCATTAATTGGCAGAAGTTTAAGAATTCAATCATATTAACAAACGCCGAAGGAACTAAAAAAATTCAGACAAGAGTTTTTGAAGTAATTGATTTCGGAGAAGGAAACAAAGAAGTTACGGAAGAACAACCTAAATAATTTTTATTATGTTATTAAAAAAAGGCGATAACAACGAAAATGTTAAGTTAATGCAACAAAAGTTGGGTATTGAACCAGCTGTAACTAACTTTGGACCTAAAACCGAAGAAGCTGTAAAAGCATTTCAAACAAAAAACGGACTAACTCCGGATGGCATTGTAGGTGATACTACTTGGGCTAAAATTATGGGGCAAGGTGCACCCATTCCCACTCCAACTGTACAAACAATAGTATCGGTAGGTGGACTGAAATTGGATAAACTGAGAGGACATATTCCTGATGGAGTAATCCAAATGATTCCTGATACAGCAGCTAAGTTTGAAATCAATACACCGTTGAGATTAGCACACTTTTTAGCACAATGTGGACATGAAAGCGGTGGATTCAGAGTAACACAAGAAAACTTAAACTATTCGGCTAAAGGTTTAGCGGGTATCTTTAAGAAATATTTCCCAACTGAAGCAGCAGCAACTCCATATGCTAGAAACCCACAAAAGATTGCAAACAAAGTATATGCAAATCGTATGGCTAATGGTTCGGAAGCAAGTGGAGATGGCTACAAATTTAGAGGTAGAGGATATATTCAATTGACGGGTAGAGATAACTATACTCAATTTGGTAAAGCAATTGGTGAAGATATAGCATCAAATCCTGATGTAGTATCATCTAAATATGCATTATTATCAGCAGCTTGGTTCTGGTCTAAAAACGGATTGAATAAATTAGCGGATGGTGGTGCAACTGATACTACTGTAACATCAATTACTAAAAGAGTAAATGGTGGTACAATTGGATTAGCAGATAGAATTAAACATTTCAAAGAATACTATCATTTATTAGCATAAGGGTTAAGTAAATTAAAAACATTTCGTATATTTATAGAATATAATAACATAAAATGGCAAATATTAAATTAAAAGGATTATTTGAAGCTGAGGATTTTAAAGCAAGAAGTAAAGAAACTGGAAAATTAGTACACTTCAAATCAAAAGATGCGTATCAAGCGGCAATCAAAGCAGGTTCTCACGAAGACCCTAAAGCTGAAAAGGGTGGTGCATCTAAAGGAGCTACAAAACCAAATAGTATGTTTGGTGGAGATTATGCAAAAGATAGAGGTGGAGAACCTAAATCGGATGGTATGGAAACTGTTAAATCAATCGCAGCAAGCACTGGTTTAAGAGCAACTGCAGTAGCTGGTTGGGCTGATGAGAATGGTGTAAATCTTTCAAAAGTATCGGATGCATTAAACTCCAAAAAGCTAAAACCAATGGATTTTATGACAGCCGTTAGTGGTAATCCTGGTAACAAATATGCAAAAGATATAATAGCAAAGTATTCACAAGGTGAGGGAAATGCAGAAGTACCTACTTCTAAACCAAAAGAAGCTAGAAAAGGCAATCCTACTGTAAACAAAGAAGCTAAGAAAAAAGCAGAAGAATTTGGAATTACTCCACAAAAGTTGGGTAAAGATGGATATCAAAAAGCAATGTATCAAGCAGCAGTTGAAGCACTAACTGATGCAAACTTCCACGATGAAGCAAGGGAATTGGTATCAAAAATTGAAGGAAAACCTGAATGGGCTAAAAGAGTAAACTACCCATCAATGGATGACCCTAAGTATAAAGAGAAAATGGCAGATATTAGAACTAACGGAGTAGATAGTTCTGAATATTGGGGTGGAGAAGATGGTACACATGAGTTTGGAAGAAAGGTATCACAGGCATCCGGATGGAATGGAGTTGAAGCAGCGGATGGTATAGCATTCACTTTAAGAATGAATGGTTTTCATAAAGAAGCAGATATGATACAATCCGTATTTGATGATAAACCATATATGAGAGAACAATCAACGAAACTAAAATCAATGATTAAAAAATAACTAAAAGGGAGAAACTAAAAATTCTCCCTTTTTTATTTTGACACAAGTTGTCACAAATTATTCTCATAAACGCTTGTTTATATCGGGCTTTCTTCGTATGTTTACTATGTAATAAAACGATAACGATATGAATACTGTAAGATTTAACCGCCACGAATTGTTCTCCGAAAAAATGATGGATTTTCACTCCACTACCATCCGAATGGTGGAAGATTATCACATCGCTAGAGATGAAAGTTGGCATACCCCTCTATACAATATGTTGTGTGGTATATGGGATGGGTACTTTTATAGCGAAATGTTAGAGATGGCCAAGCAGATGGGATTACCTACACATATCACTAACCGAATTGAATTTACTGAATTATACATTAGACTATAACATATGATGACTCCCCAAATCACTGCCCGTTACCTATCAAATGGAGAAATGATAGTTCGGGTACTATTTCCGAATGGTACTGAAAAAACAATGACTCAGACCGAATATGTGAATACCTATTTAAAAAAATAATTCACAAAAGACTAGGATATATGGAATCTTTTCCGTATGTTTATAGAGTAATAAGAGTTCAACTTAAACCCCTTTGATATGAACGATTTTGATTTCTTCACCGTCAACGCTTCCTCTAACCGAATCACTTCTCTAATGAAGCTACCCAATGTAAAACGTAGTAACATTGAACATAGGGTGCATTATGGTAGTAGTAAGTTTCCTACCCACATCTACAAAGTGACCTTAGCATATTACGATGTGATGGAGTTTGGACACTTTGGTGCTCGAAAGAGAGCTAATGATTATATAGAATCCCTATTGGCTTCAAAGCCCGATAATGTAATACTGAGTATAAAATTTTATCCAGTAGATTAAAAAATATTTTTACAAACACTAGGATATATGAAATCTTTTTCGTACATTTATAGAGTAATAAGAGATAACCCCTAAAAATATGAACTATTCCCAATTAAACAACATGACCCTTGATGAGTTACGAAACCTTAACTCATTAGTAGTAGAAGTAATGAACTCCAAACGAGCTATGGTTGCTTACGAAAAAAAGCAGGAGTTACGTGTTGGAATGAATGTTAAAGTGAACCACCCTAAATTGATGGGCAAACAACTCCGAGTTGAAAAAGTAAATCGTACCAAAGCTTCCCTAAAAGTGTTGAGTGGTGGGTTCGGTTCTTATACTGTTCCACTTTCAATGATTGAAATTGTTAAATAATTAAAACCCCTTTAATATGAGAATAGACGCAGACACTTTAGTTCTAATTCGGTCTGAATTTGGTGAGTTTGACCTATCCCAAGTGTGTGGAGGCTCAAACGATGTGTACCTTCGGTTTGGATATTGGAGGAGAGTAAATCTCCAAAAGTTACAAGACCTTATAGGTAGTGGTATCCAAGTGGTGGAGGATGACTTAGATGATGATGATTGTGGTACACTATATAGTTATAAACTAAGATGAAAAACTGGCAATTAATACTCACTTCTACAATATGTGGTGTGATTTTTTATTTGAGTGTGGGTGGTTCTAACTTATTAACACCCACAATTAGTTGGACAGTAGGGATACTCTCCCTATGTTGTATAGATTACAAAAAAATATATATCGCTTTACGATAGAGTATTTTTTATTTGGTATTGTCACAAATTTATTGTATATTTGTTACATCGTTTTATCATAGAAATGTATCAAAAAAAGATTTGGAAATATCAGGTATTCTTCGTATATTTGTGTTTCCATTATATTTATATGTGTAACGGAAGTGTAGGAAAGACACTATAATCCAACCTTAAAACGTATGTTTTAAAACTTAAACTCTTAAAACTTAAAAGACATGGCTATTAACTTAGACGCAATTAAGAGCAGACTTAACAAACTGCAAAACACCCAAAGAACAACTGTAGAACTTTGGAAACCA